CGCACGCCTTGAGGCGCAGATCGAAGGGCTGGCGTACTGATGGCCACAGCACCCTACTCTCGCAGGCTAAACCTGACACGCGACCAGCTCGCGCAGTTTCTGACCGACCAGCAGCAGATCAGGCAGTTCGAGCTGTTGTTCGCAACGGTCGATGCCATTGCGCCTGATGTGGTGCTGGAGATCAACATCGCTGCAGGCACTGCCCAGGCAACTGCTGTGCAGGCGCTGGGCATGATTGCTGCGCTGGCGCAGGAGGCCGCTGTCAGCTCTGCCGTGATCGATGGCAAGGCCACGCTGGCCTTGGGCCAGATCGCCTCGCTGGCCCAAGATGCTGCAGTCAGCATTGCGTCAACGGAGAACAAGGTCAACCAGGTGATGGCACTGCTTGGAAGCCTGACGGCTGCCGTCGAAGGGCTGCAGATGACACCTCCGGCCAGAGAGTTCAAGCGTGCGCGGTACGGCTCGTTTTACGACACCACCACCCAGACAGCGACAGTTATCAACACAGCCAAGGCGATCACGTTCAACAACACCGACCTGAGTAATGGCGTTTATCTTGGAACTCCCACCTCACGCATCATTGTGGACAGCGAGGGAATTTACAACTTTGATACCTCATTCCAGTTGGATAAGACAGCAGGCGGCACTGCTGAGTTCTATTTTTGGTTTCGACTCAATGGCGTGGATGTGACAAACAGCGCAAGCCAGATCAGAATTCAAGGCAATAACTCTGAAATTTTCTCGTCGTTAAATTACTTTTTTAACCTCAAGGCCAACGATTATGTTGAGCTGATGTTTTCTGTCAGCGACCTCAGTGTCGAGGTCACCGCATTTCCTGCGGCTGCACCGCACCCAGGAATTCCATCCATAATTCTCACAGTCAACAACAACATCGGAGGTGTCCAATGACCGTCATCGTAAAAACCCTGGTGCCTCCCAAGCAAATGGAAGCCAGCCAGACAACCCAGTACACGGCCACCGCTGTCAAGGCGCTTATCGACAAGGCCACCGTCACCAACACCGACACGGTGAACCGCACGTTCAGCGTTAACCTGGTGCAAGTGGGCGGCAGCGCAGGCAACGCCAACCTGATCATCGACGACCGCACGGTGGTGCCAGGCGAGACCTATCTCTGCCCCGAGCTGGTCGGCCAAGAGCTGGATGTCGGTGCATTTATCAGCACCATCGCCAGCAACGCCACAGCACTGACGCTGCGCGTGTCTGGCCGAGAAATCACTTAAAGGAGAACAGCATGGACAAATTCATGATGATGCCCAAGGGCTTTATGGGCCTGCCGATGGATGAGGAATTCATCACCACGGCAGAAAACAAGAAGAACTATGTCATTGCGGTGCAGGATTGGAACTACGGCCCAGAGATGCCAACCAATGAGCCAGGCGCAAACAAGGAGTTTTACGCAGGGCTGGCCGAGGCTATGCAGTGCAGCGAAAAGGACGCACGGCGCAAACATTGCTCAAACTGTGGTTACTACGACAACAGTTTCATGGCCCAAGTCAAGATCGAGCGCATCCCGATGGCAGCCTACGACAAGGGCGCAGGCTTTCGTGGCCACTGTGAAAAGCTGAACTTTATCTGCAATGACATGCGCGTCTGCCAGGCCTGGGAAGACCGGGAAGAAGAAGAAGAATATTGACGGGATGCCGAAATGTGGGAAAATGCAGCCGCTGAGCCTATCGAGCCGCCAGCAGCTCACCCTGAACAGGAGCTGCGCATGTCTGGTGTCGATTGGTTGAGAGTGAACCTGCAAAGGGTTTTCGCGCTCCCAACGCCAGCCGTTGAGTGGCTGCTCATGCTTTATGGGGCCATACAGGTCTTTGATGATGTCGCAGACGGTGATCCAGTCGAGCGCGAAGACCTCAATGCGGTGATCTGGAACACCCTGGTAGGCATGAACCAGAACACATTTTGGATTGCCAACTCCCACAGCCTCGCACCCATAGTGGCCACCATGATTCTGAAGTGGCAGGCCTCCGACCAGGCCGAGCGATCAGGCAAGGCCGATGCACGGTCATTTATCTGGCGTGCAGGATACTATGACGTTGTGCTGATGACCGTGGCGCTGTGCCACGGCACTCGTCGTGCGACAGAAGATGCAAGCAGCGTCATGGAGTTGTATGGCGAGAAATTTGAAGACTACATGAAGGAGTTCAGCCATGCCTGATCCAGTAACAGCTCTAGTTGTTGGCGGCAGTCAACTTGTCGGCGGCATAATGCAGGCCGATGCAGCAGGAGAGGCCGCAGGCATCCAAGCAGGCGCAGCAGAAGCTGGCATCGTAGAACAGCGCAGACAGTTCGATGCACTGCAAGCATTGCTCAAACCTTACACCGAGGCAGGTCTTCCTGCGCTCCAGCAGCAGCAGGCATTGCTCGGCCTACAAGGCCCAGAAGCAGAGCAGGCCGCCATTGAGCGCATTCGAGGTGGCGAGACCTTCCAAGCATTGGCACAGCAGGGCGAAGAGGCTCTACTTCAGCGTGCTTCGGCCACTGGTGGACTGCGAGGTGGCAACATCCAAGGCGCACTTGCACAGTTCCGACCAGCTCTGCTGAACCAAGCAATCGAGCAGCAATACGGACGGCTCGGAGGAATGACATCACTAGGCCAGCAATCAGCAGCCGGTGTCGGAACTGCCGGCATGCAAACAGGCACCAATGTGGCCAACTTGCTGGCCCAGCAAGGGGCAGCCAGAGCTGGTGGAGAACTTGGCGAGGCTAAGGCATTCAGTGGCCTGTTCAACCTGCCAGCTCAGGTGCTTGGTTTCCAGTACGGCGCAGGCGGCAAGGCTGGTCTTGGCTTTGGGTTTTGAGGAATAGAACATGGCCACCATCAATCCATTCCAAGCCCCGATCAACTACGCAGTCGACGTGCAAAGCCCTTTTGAGGCGGCGCTGGGTGGTTTTAAGATGGGTTCTGTTGTTGCGGAGGCCGAAGCGGCCAGAGCTGCGCGTGAGCGTGCCCAAGCAGCACAAAGAGAACTCACCAATCTGTTTAAAAACCCCAATGCAACATCCGCAGACTATGCGAGGGTTACGGCTTTCTTGCCCAAAGACCAAGCGTCAATTGTCATGCAGGGCTTTGAGGCGCAGACAAAAGAGCAGCAACAAAATACTTTGCGATTGGGCACGCAAGTTTATACCGCCATCAAGTCAGGCAATTTGCCAGTTGCTGAAATGCAGCTCAAAGAACAAGCGGCTGCTCTAAGAAATTCAGGCAGAGAAAAAGAAGCGCAAGGGTATGACGACCTATCAAATCTCATTAGGCTGAACCCAACGAATGCACAAGCAATAATTGGCTTGAACATTGCTGGTCTGCCTGGCGGCAAGGACTTCCTTGATAGTGCTGATAAGGCACTGGCAACAATCCGAACAGAAGCAGAAGCGCCGAGCAAATTGATGGAGGCGCAGGCAAAAGCTCAAGAAGCGGTGCAGAAAGCAGCAAATGCTGTTCTTACCGCAGAAGATGATATTGCGAAGGCAAGAGCGCAAAGGTTGGAAGCGGAGGCCAAAGCAAACTTAGAAGCGATAAATGAACGCGTGGCAAGGGCCACGCAGCCATTTAAAATCAGCGAGGCTCAAAGCATCTCAACTATCAAGGCAGCAGAGGCCAAGTTTGCGCCAGATAAATTTGGGGCTGAACTTGGGTTGACGCAGTCCCAGATCGAAGCATCCAAGGCAGCCCGTCGGGCGTCTGATGCTGCTGCCGCGAAGTCTGGTGCAGAGGCCAAGCGTGCGCAGGCAGAAGCTGACCAGATAGCCGCAGGCATTCTTCCTAATGAAAAGCGCCCAGAAGCCGAGAGCAAGTTCCGCAAGGAATACAACGACCAGACAAAGCCTTTTCAGGAGGTCAAGTCTGCTTATGGTCGTGTGCTGGTATCTGAGGACACGGCAGTTGGTGATCTGTCACTGATCTTCGGCTACATGAAGATGCTTGACCCTGGAAGTGTGGTGCGCGAGGGAGAATATGCGAATGCGGCAAATACCGCAAACGTACCAGACACAATCCGCAATATTTACAACAGGGTCGTAAACAAAGAACGTCTAACACCTTCGCAGCGCGATTCATTCAAAGGCCAGGCCAAAAAACTCTACGAATCTGCTGGACAACAGGAAGCTATTGTCAGGCAAGGTCTTGAGCGCATTGCCAAAGGCTATGGTCTGAACACGGCCAACATCTTTTATACGCCATCCGAGGTTGCACCGACAGTCCCTGGCGCTCCTGCTCCAGCGCCTGCTCCAGCCCCAGCGGCTCCTGCGGCAGCCCCCGCAGCAGCCCCAGCAATGCCCTCTGGTTTTCGCGTAATTCGGTAAAGGTCAAGACCAATGGCAAAATACAAAGTCCAAGCGCCTGACGGCAGCATCATCGAGCTGGATGGCCCGGATAACGCAACAGATGCGCAACTGATCCAGGCTGCTCAGGCAGCCTATGCACAGCGCCAGCAAGGCGCTCAGGCAGCTCCAGCACCAGCTGCTGCCCCTGCACCTGCCGCAGCTCCTGCCGCAGCGCCAGCAGCAATGGCACCTGCGCCAGCACCGGCTGCGGCTCCCAGAGCAGCTAGACCTGCTCCTGCCGCTATGGCAACTCCTGCGCCTGTGGTTGCACCTATACCGGCAGCTCCTGCCCCTGCTCCTGCTGCGGCTCCAGGGCAGCCAAAGCCGATGGGATTTTTCGAGGGTTTGGTTGAGACTGTGACTGGCCGCGCTCGCGCAACGCCTGAGACACAGCGCCTGCCAGAGTGGACGACCATGCCAGAACTCAACCAGATGAGCGTGGCATCCTTCAGAACTGCCCTTGGATCACTGCTCAGCAACCCCAAGGAAACGGTGCAGATTCTGCAGTCTAATTTCCCTGGCGTGCAGGTGCGTCAAGACGAGAAGGGGAACTACATCCTGCGGTCGTCTGTCAACCAGCAGGAATACGCAATCCCGCCAGGCCTCACGATGGGCGACATTCCTCGGGCGATTGGAGGCATTGCAGCTTTTACGCCAGCAGGACGAGCTGCAACCATCCCTGGCGCAGTTGTTGGCGCTGGTGCAACCCAGGCGGCTATCGAGACAACACAGGCCGTCACTGGCGGTCAAGTCAGCCCAGCAGAGATTGGTCTGGCAGCGGTCACAGGACCAGCAGGACAGATTCTGCAGCGGGTGACACCTCCGGTTACGGCAGCCGTTCGCAGAGGCGTACAGCGTGCCACAGGCCGCGCACCGGCTCCTGCTGCGGCTGCTCCCGCACCTCGTGTCGAGCCGACACTTGAAGCCTTCCCTGAGCCAAGCGTAGATCAGCAAATTGCTGGACTCCGGTTCCAGCAACAGCGTCTTGCATCAGAACCCCTTCAAGAAGGAGAGTCGGTATATC